CCGCCGCCGCCGCCACCGCGACGCCCGCCACCTTGTTGGACGTTAAATCCAGGCAGGCGCACGCCTTGCAGTGCGTTCCCAGCGGCTGAAATCTGCCTGAGAAACTGCACAATCTGGGAGTGGTTTTGGGGAAGCTGAAACTTGGCAATCGCCGCAGCCATGCGTTCGGTCTGCGTCGCACCGCGAGCGCTAATGTTGGTGCTTGCGGTAGAGATGGTGTTGATTGCTCGCGCGATGTTGGCAATCTTTGCGCCGTCGAGCTTATCGATCTTACGCAACGCCATAGCGAGCGCATCTAGGTTCTTGCCCAGAGTCCCGCTAACTTTAATGGCGCCAAGATCGTTGAGGGTTTTAGCGATCTGCGTAAAGCCAGGACCAACGGCTTGTTGGATTTTCCCAAGCGAAGAAGCCGCCGAATCCGCAGACTCGACGGCTCTTTTGATTCTCTTGATGGCACCCTCGAAAGAAGCGGCGCCCTTTTCGGCGCCGCTGCTGTCGATAGTAAGTTTGAGAATCTCTTCCATCAGCCGGGCGTCCTTGGCGTAGCAGCTTTCGCTTTCGCCTTCTCGCGCTGTGCCGATTGCTTCTTATAGAAGTCGTCGATCCAGACGCTGTCGAGAACCATCAAAAAGTGGAAAAGGTCGTCTCTATCTTCCCACATGAAAATCCCGCGCATCTCGCAATAGGCATTTATGTCTGCCAGCGTGATGGGTAAGGGACCGCCATATCCGTGGTTTCGAGAGCGACTAAGTAACTGGAACGCTTCCCATATCCAGTACAGGTCTGGGAAAAGTTCCGGCTTCTCTTCGAGGGTTTTCGACTGGATGCCTTTTTCTTCCTGAAGCTGCTGAAGCCAGAGACTGTGTTTAGCTACTGGCTTCAGAGACCACTTCAGGAAGTCGAGGAGTTTTTTTCCGCGTCCTCGTTGAGAGCCGCTTTATAATTGTCCCGCTCGATGGAAATCGAAACGATCTCGTCACGAAACTCGGGAAGGGCTTTCAGAATTGCGATCTTGTTTTCGACGGTGCAGGCGAGGGGTTGACCGTTGTCGTCATCGACGCCCTTCCAATCGGAGATAATCGCTTCAGCGAGTTGCCGATTGAGAATGTCTTCAGCCAAAGACTCTGGGAGAGGTCCGCGCCGAATAGCTTCAGCGTGTGGCTTTTCGAGGCGTTTGCGAACATCCCGTGAAATCTTGGAAGACAGACGGCGCACCTTGACTTCGATGCCGTCGCCAAAATCGACCCAAACGCCTTCTTCTTCACGCGACGCATCAGTTGCGAACCGCGCAAACATCTTTGACTTACTCATTCATGCTCCAATTACGGTTGGCTTCAGGGAGGCCCATCAATCCCTGAAGCCCTTGAAAGCCCGGCGCGAAAGGAGGAAAACACCGGATGGGCGGCTTTGACGGACCTGAAATAACGCAGGGAAGTCAAAATGTCAAGCGTAATTAAATCGGAAGCACAGACGAGAAGCGGTCAACTTGAAGCATACAGGCCGTGTTCGGATCGCGAAAAGCGACGAACTCGATCTGTTCCATAACGTCTTGGTCGATACCGCCTGGGGCAACCGGGTCAGAGTTGACCTTCAGCGCCGGGATCGTCCAGAAGTAGTAGTTGCCTTCAACGTCTTGGAAGTTGAAGCCGAGCGAGATCGTCTCGTGGTTGATGAAGTGGTTGTACAATTCCAGCGTTTCGAAATACGCCTGGATCGTACCCGTCACGTTCAAGCGACCGAGACCGACGCCGCGAGGGAACTTCGAACCAACCGAGTTCTGGTTGCGCAGACCGCCGTCGATCTGGAGTTCGATGGACTGAAGTGCAGTCGCCAGCGTAACGCCGTTCTTCACCAGCGAACCGACGTTCGACGTGGCGTTCATAACTTCGGTCGAGGTCGCGATAAGCTGGGCGAACGGAGCCGTACCGATCAGGGCGGCGTTACGCGGCAAGGTCTGACGACCCATCAGCGAAATCGTACCCGTCACGATCTGACCAGCCTGGGCGTTGATCGAGAAAGAGCCAGGACGCATACCGTTCTGAGTGATGAAGCGGCCAACATCGTTGAAGGCGGTTTCGACCGTGAACGATTGCGGCGTGATGGCGGAAACGACGCCAGGGTTGCGCAGCATCGAGCCTTTGATCGTGACGGCTGCACCAGCCGCTTGCGTCGGGATCGTTTCAGCAACCGTGATCGCGCTGTCGGTGACAGCCGTGATCGTGTAGACGCCGCGAAGAGCCGCGTTGCCGCCCGAGAAGCTGACAATCGTACCAGCCGTACCGGTGAGAGAGCCACCAGACGTGTTGAGATTGCGGACAGTGACCACACCAGCAGAAGCCGTCGCAGTGACCGAGAGCTTCACGCCGTTGACGCCGAACACGCGAGCCCGGTTGATCGCCAAGGCGAGGTTCGTGGCGCTGTCGGATTGTGCCGCACCGAAAGCAACCTGGGCGGCGCCGTCACCGGTTGATTGGAACGTGAAGGTGATGGAGTTGACGCCATCGTTGACGATGACCGTTTGGTTGGCAGTCGCCGCCGCAGCGAAAGTCGCCGTACCAGAACCGTAGCCAAAACCTTCCATGAAGATTTTCTGACCAGAGACGAGTTGACCGGCAGCGCGGGCCGAAGCGAACGGCGTGCCAGAGGCAACGTCGATGATGTTACCAGCCGAGACGCGGATCGTGGTGTCGCGCAGGACGATAACGTCGTTGGCGTCCATGATTTTCGAAAAGGCGTTACCGACTTCAGCAACAGCCGTCGAAGCGGTCATGACAATAGTCGTGTTGCTGGAGGCGAACGAGATCGTCGAAATCTGCCAGTAGTTGTTGTTCCCCGGATTGAGGAAGCCTTCGGTCTTGACCCGGCGACCAACGGTGAAATAAGGCGTCGCGTCGAAGCCAGAAATGACCAGGGTGTTGTTCGCGGTCCAGGCGACGGTGACGCCCGTGAAGTCGTCGAACGTCATCGGGCGCGTCCAGGCACCCGCCAGAACGGCCTGAAGGAAGTCGTCGTGTGATCCGCCGCTGTACTCAAATTCGATGTCACCGCCCGACATTGCCGCGACTTCGACGACCGAGCCCACCATCCGGTCGGCACGCAGTTCGTCGGAAACGACGGTTTCTTTCGTAGCCGAAAGAGACGATGAACGAATACGAAGTTCGCGCGAGGAGCCAGAAGCAGGCGTTGTTCCCCACACGGTTTCCGCGATGTAGCGAAGGCTTACGCGGTTTGAATCAGCAAATGGCGGCATCCGAAGGGCTCCCAGTGCGAGCGATAGAACGCCCGTAGGCCGTAAGTACAGCGATTACCAGCACTAACCCGATGTCAGCGCCGATGTCAATAGGTAGTCTGGCTTTTTTAGTATCTTTCGTGTCTTACGAAGTCCACTCGAACAGACCGGCGATAGAAGCCGCCGTTGGCTGCAAGCGTGGTGTAACTGGGCGTTCGGTAGATAACGCGGGCCTGATCTGACAGAAGGATGTCTTTCTCCTGAAACCAAAGGCCAATCGTTTCTGCCAGAGTGTTAGCCCTCTTGGTTCCGCCATTCTCTGGGGCCAACACATCGACCTGGATCAGGCCTGGGTGTTTGACCACATAGTTAGTCCCGAGGTTGGCCCGAAAGCTGTCACCATTGAGAATGAAGGCCGCGACAAAGAAGTTATCTGGTTGATTAAACGACACATTCTCAAAGTGAACAGGAACCGGAGGCACCTGAGCGTCCATGAGCGTTTTGATCGCTTGCTCAACTTGTACGCGGTGGGTCTCTAGGCTCATTTCTGTACTTTCAAGGTTCCAGACTCTAAGCGGGTTCGCAGTTCACTAAGTGTGATGCCCAACATGCCTTGAGGAGAGCGGGGTAAAAGGTTGGGAGGATTGAACGGTACTTGTCCAAATTCCAGAAGCTGGAAGGTTGGATCGTTGTTAACCAAATAAAGCTGTTGTCCTGCGCTGGCCTTGAAGTTGATCCGACGCAGAGAAGCAGTCGCTATTTCTTCGTTGGCGCCGCGCCGCTTTTCAGGGCCGAGGGGGCCTTGTCCTTTTTGGTTGGTGCCGCCCCAACCGCTTGCTGGCGATTCAACCGGAGTAACGGTTCCCTGAAATGGGGAACCGACAGTCCACTGATAGTTGGCGACAGTGCTACCAGAGTAAACTGGGGTCTTCGCTAGAAGACTGTAATGTATAAACCAAGCAACGTCTTCAATCTTTGTTTGCTGTTTCTTGACACGAGCGGGTGCAAACTTAGAAATACTTGCGTTGAACTTGATTGCGTTAGTAAAGAGCTTCATTATACTTCACGAACATGAAGAATAATGAGACTGTCACCTGGGACGCCCATTACGCGCATGACGTTCCAGGTCTTGCCTTTGGCGACAATCCGGTCGTTGATCGTAGGCGTTATCGGAAGGTCTGCGGCAGCGATCAGGCACTTCATATCCGTAGCGATGACGACAGTGGAGTCTTTCTCATCCATTCGGAAAGAAGTAAGAACCGCCTTGACTGAATAGTTAGTGGCTGTCTCGACCAGCGAACCGGTTGCTGGATCGTAGGTCGTCGTTGGGATATACTGGTATGTGATCAAAGGCGCAAGATCGTCCGCGATCTTCATCGCGCTAGAAACCAATCCCTTGATCGTCGCAGAGAACGGCATCTTAGGTCTTCACGATGCGCTTGAAGCCGCGCTCTCCGGAGGAGACGTAGCCGATACCGGTGAGGATATAACCGATGCTCGCCGGAATAGCTGGCAGGCGAAAATTCTCGTCAAACACGAATTTGATCACATCGACCTGAAGCTCTTTCAGGCCATCTGAGCCGCGTTCGGTGGTACGGTCGGCGTCGATCAGAGCAGAGGCATACTCAATAGTCGCTGCTTTGACTGGTGCAGGTACGACAGTCGCCGCGATGTCATTACCGTCGCGATCCGTGCATCCAGTTCGAGGCCAGCGCAAAGCGGAGGTTGCGACGGCCTTTTCTCCAAGCCATGAAGTGCGCTGATCGAGAATGCGGGAGGCAAACGCAAGGAGGCTTTCCTTATTCTCATCCGTCAGGGCCGTCCACTTGGCGTAGACGTGGATGTTGGCGATCAAATAATCGTCCGCCTCGTCGAGGGAGGCATAGGAATTAGCACCCGCCAAGCCGGTGCCGTCCTCGACAGTAAAGACAAAGGCCATACCGGCTCCTCCGAAAGTTACGGACGATAGTCTAAGTAACGGTGAATGTCAAGGTTAGGTTCGGCCTTAAATGCCTTGACCCATTCTTTTGCTATCTCAGAGCGGACGACATCTTCAGGTTCGAACTCGACCAGTCGAGCCGACATGTCATATTCTTTGATCATGTCGATGACGCGGAACAAGCCGCTGTCTTCAATGTCCACCTGATCGACATCGCCGCAGACGATGACTTGGGTGTCAGTACCGATACGGGTGAGGAACAGGCGCAGATCGCCAATGTCGCAGTTCTGGGCTTCGTCGAGGATCACGACGGCGTCTGAGATCGAACGCCCGCGCATGTGTTCGAACGAAAGGAACTCGATCTTGCCTTCCTGGCGCAGCTTGTCGAGCGTGGTCGTGGAAACGTCTTGCTTGAACGCATCCATGATCGGCACAAGCCAGGGCGCGAGTTTGGCTTCCAGGCTGCCGGGCAAGAAGCCTTGCCGGTGTTTCGCCTTCGACACTGTGGGACGCGCAACGATCACCTGTTCAACGTCGCCAGCCATTAGGCGGCGGATCGCATGACGAGCGGCGATGTACGTCTTGCCTGTGCCTGCACCGCCGATTGCAAAGACCTGATTGTGTTCGGCTAGGTGGGCGAAGTAGGTTGACTGTTTCTGATTGAGGGGCTGGAAAGGTTTCAATTCAGCGCCCGACTTCGCCCGTTTTTCTTGGCGCCGAAGGGCTCGTTTCTGTGATTTCGAGAGGGTGGTAGGTTTAGGATCATCGAGAAACTGGGAAATGAAAGAAGCAGCGCCACCGTCGTCCATAAAGGCTCCTATTGGCGTTGGGTTGATGCCTACAGAAACGTCAAAAAGAAGCCAGCCTCTCTATCATGTGTTGTTTGCGACAAACTGGAAGATGCCGTAGATCGCTGCGATGATCGGCAGAAGCGCTCCGACAGCAGCAACCATAACGGTAGGACCAGACCAAGCAGCTTCTCGTTTGAGCTTCCATTCGCGAAGCTCAGTGATCAGCTTAGCTTGCTCGTCGTGTTTGCCTTCCAGAGATTTGAACTTGTCGGCAAGATCGGAAGCCGCCTTAGCGTTGTTCTTGATCTCGCCCAGGTCTTTGCGGATTTCGCGAAAGTCGTTCTCGTGCTGATTGATCGCCTTGTCCAGGCGTTCTTGCTCATTAGCAATCGAGACGACTTTTTCTTGGAGAGTGGCAATAGCCTGCTTAGTCTCTGTGACATTCCGGTTCGTCTCGGTGACGTTCCGGTTTGTCTCAGATACGCTCTCTTGGATAGCTTGCAGCATCTGCTGCAACCAAGACAGGTCAGCCGGGTCCATTGCCATTGAAGATTGCCCCTATTATTCGGCGGGGACGGGCGCTGGTTCCGGCTCAGGCACCGGGTCCGGAGTTACCGGAGGGGTCGGTTCAGGGATAGGAGCCGGGGTAGGTTCCGGGAAGACCGGAGCCGCCAACTCAGGCGGGAGCGTAGTCCAGCCGAGATCGATGATGACGTGTTTCGCGATCCAGTGGGGAACCTCGAACATCTCGCCTTTAGGATCGTAAACGACAAAGAGTTCCATGTTAGGCTCCCGATAGTACAACAGGCGAGGGATTTGGACATTGATCCGGTGGTTCAGAGATATGTCCGTTTGAGATCGCGTTGCCGCATCCCTCTGATCTCAAGCGTTACTCAAACTGACATAGGA